GTGGAACCTATTGTGGAAACTTTTAATAGTGAAGAATTTAATTCTTGGACTCATAGCGAATTGAAGCCTTTGGGTGATATGGAGAGTATCGCCGGTAGAGACAATGCGCGTTTTATTGATGCCATGAAGAAGACTACATCAAAAGGTTTTCCCCTGACGGGCCCTAAAAAGGATTGGATCAATAACTTAGATCCCAATCTTTTCCCCGAGCATAATTGTCCAATTGAAATTAGGGAAGAAGTTTGGGATGTTGTTGCTGAAATGGAGGCAGCTTTGTTGGATGACAAGCGTTGTTACACCGTTTTCAAAGCGTGTCTTAAAGATGAACCCACTCCTATTGGTAAGGACAAGGTTCGTGTTTTCCAAGCAGCGGATTGGGCTTTCCAAATCATGACTAGAAAATATTACTTGCCTATTGCTCGTATGTTTGCTATGTTTCCTAAATTGACAGAATGTGCTGTGGGTGTCAATGCTCATGGACCAGAATGGGAGAATCTTGCAAAACATATGTCTTCCAATGGAAAGGATCGCATTTTTGCTGGTGACTATGGAAAATATGATTTGAGGATGCCTGCGCAAATCGTCTTAGCTGCTTTTGAAGCTATGATGGAGGTTGGTCGCAGGTGTGGACAATATACCGACGATGATATTAAGATCATGCGTGGTATAGCTACAGAGATTGCATATTCATGTGTAGCTTATAATGGTGACATGGTCATTCATAAGGGTTCATCTCCTTCTGGACATAGTTTGACTGTCTTCATTAATAGCATTGGAGGTTCTTTGCTTGTTAGGTCTGGCTTTTTCGGCTTGTGGCCTAAGAAACATCATTCTCCGATGTCTTTCCGTTTGATAGTTCATTTAATGACCTATGGCGATGATGTGAAGGGATCAGTTCGAAAAGGTTTTGACTGGTTCAATCATATTTCTTATGCTAATTTTATGAAATCTAAGGACATTGTGTTTACTATGCCGGATAAGACTTCGACACCGACTCCATACATGACTGATCAGGACGCCGATTTCCTTAAGAGGAAAAATGTATTCTGCCCTGAAACAAATCATATCCATGGAGCTCTCGATGAAAAGTCTATTTTTAAGAGTTTACATTCTGTGCTTGATTCCACTGTTGGTATGGATATTCATTGTGCC